TAATAACTTTTACTTTAGCATTTGTAGAACCTCCAGTTTCTAATAAACCCATGGTTTTACTAGAAGTTGCTTCTGTACTATTATCTGCTTTACTAACTACCATGTTTGTACCATCAGCAGATGATACATAAACTGCTTGTCCTTTATTTATAGATTCAGCAAGTTTAACTGTATGTTGAACAGTACTTGTGTAGTTATCTATCCATAAAGTATCATAATCAGTTGCAGAATTTTTTGCTAATATCTGTCCAGTGGTTCCTCCTGTAGGTAAAGTTCCTGCACCAGTTCCTCCACCTAATGCAGCCCATGTAGTTCCAGTATAATAATAAAAAGAATTAAGATCTGTATCATAAACCATTAAACTAGTTGCAGGTGTAGATATTGCAGTTCTTTGTGTAGTAGTTAACCTAGGAATTAAGATACCTTGAGTTGTACTATCAACTTGAAATGCTGCTGAAGAATTAGGAGAACTATTTCCAATAGAAACTTGACCTGATGGAGTAATAGACATTCTAATAGCTTTTACTCCTGAAGCATTAGCAGTAACAAAATAGTGTCCTTTATTAGTATAATTATTTACATAAATAGCATCATTTCTCCCAGCAAATAATGATGATGGAGACCTATCTAATCCTATATAAAATGAACTTACAATAGTATAAGCATTTGTTCTATCTGATATTACAAAAGATGGTACTTTAATAGAAGTATCTGCTCTAATTACTAAATTAGCATTAGCAGAACTACCACCATCAAACATTAATACTGCATCTATTGCTCCACTAGATATTGCTTCTAAAAAATAAGAAGGAGTTCCTGTTCCTATTCCTACTTTACCATCTGCTGCTACTACAAAAGGAGAAGTATCAGGATTAGTAGAATCTTCTACTCTAATAGCTTCTCCAGTTCCAGTTTGAGTTATTCTTAATGCAGCAGATGAAGAAGATGTATCTATTATTTGATTAGTAGTAAAAGTTTTAGTACCTGTAATTGTTTCAGCTCCTGCTAAATGAACTACTAATGAATCATCTGCAGGTGTATATCCTAAAATAGATGCTATACTTGACCATTCAGAATCATAGTCAGAATTAGATGCTTTTGTTAATACTTCTCCTGCATTTCCACCAGGAGGAACAATATAAGCAAGTATTCTTGTATTTATTTCAATTAAATAAAGTAGACGTTCTGTTTTAGTAGAATATGGATTAAATTCTACATTATAAAAATGAGGGGATGTATTAAACACCCCCACATTCTTTAATATTTTTTCTAATAATATATCAGTCTTAGTTCCGTACATTATTTAATTATAAGTTTCAGAACTTCATAATTAGCAACAGAAATGTCTTTTGGTAAATCAGATTCTTTTAAAATTTTTAAGTCTAATGTACTTTCTTTTTGAAGTTCTTCATTAACTTTTACTAATTGTGTTTTTCGTTCTGCAATAATTTTTGCATTATCTTCTTCTGCTTCTAATTTTTGTAACTCTTCTAAATTTTCTGCATCTATTAATTTTTTAGCTTTAATAGATAATTCAATAAATTCTTCAGAAGGTATTGCCATAGCTTCAATGTAATTAAGATGTTCTTTGATTACATCTCCATTACTTAAAATTGTTTTGGCAAACTCTAAGCCTTTACATTCTTTGCTATCTTCAAAAGCTTTGTAAAGATTTAAAAAATTTTGGTTTGTTGTGCTAATTTGCATGTTGTGTTATTTAAAGGTTTATATTATTTACACATTTTATTTAAGTATCCTGTAAATACTTCTAGATGTGTTAAACTATTTATTTGAGTTTCTACAGTGTAGTTATCGTCATTTACACCTAAGAAAGGTCTTTTATTATATATACAATCTAAAGCTTCTCCTGTTACAGGATTATATTTAGATAATAAATAATCAATTATTACTAATTTAGAGAGTTCTACTGGATTACATTTAACTCCACCTTTTAATTTATTATAATAATTATCTCCTTTAGTTGCTATACATTCTTTTTTAGAAGAAATGTAATCAGCAAAAGGTTTACCATATAATGTTGTTGGTACTTGTCCCATTAGCAATTACAATCACAAGTTGAATCACAAAGTTCTAAAGCTTTATTATATTTAGTTAGTGCAGATGCAGGATCTCCAGTAGTGGCATCAATAACTGCACATTTAATTAGTATTAATATTTTTTCTACTTTTTTAAGAGTAGCGTTACAAATATCATCTTCACAATCACATCCACAACTACAATTTATTACAGAACTAACTAAATTAGCCATACAACAATCAACAGAACAAGTTCCTAAAATATATGTAGATGCAGTATAAAATACTTCACCATCATTACTAGTAAATTCAAAATTAAATAAACCATTAAAACTAGTTATTCCTTCAATTATAGCGTCTAAAGTAGCATTACCTGCATCATATAATGTATTAGTTCCACTAATTAAAGAACTAACATTAAAATTAACAGTACCATCATTAGCAGTATCTACATCAGGATTTCCTTCATAAATTTGAGTTTCAGTTCCATCTGTATTAACTAAATAAATATTAATGTAAACTTGTCCTCCTGTTGTAGGATTTATTGCTCCTCCAGATAAGTAAAAATCTGCATTTTCACAATTAGGACTTACAGTTAATAATGTAGCTGCTGTTGGCATTTTTTAATTTTTATTTATTACAAAGATATAAATAAAGACCCCACTTTTGTGAGGTCTTTATTTAATTAATTAATATTAAAATAATTGTTCAGAATCAGTACCTCCAGTATATCCAAATACAGTAGCAAGTTCTGTTCCAGTAGATGCACCTGCATATGACAAAGCAGTAGAAGATGCACCAGCATAAATACGAAGAGTATTTAATTCTGCAGCACGAGCAATACCAGTAGATGCTGGATGAGAGTGTTTGTAAGCAATATCAATAATATCATATTTATAAGTAGGTTGAGCAAATGTTGGAAAATCCATTGGGAAATACATACGGTTAAAATTACCATATCTTTCACGTTGTTTTTTCTCATCAGCAACTGCTAAAATATAATTAGATGCAGCAGTAGGAGCTACCATGCTCATAGATACAGTACCTTGTGCTGTACTATTTTGAGTTAATGTAACATCAAAAGTAACTCCATAATGACGAGCAACTAACTCAAGACCACTTGTTCCACTATCAGTAGCAGCAAAAATAGCTTGTAAAGTTTTATTAGCAGTAGTACCACTAAAATTATTAAACAAAGCTGTAATTAAAGCAGTTTCAGAATAAGTTCCACCAGGACTATGAACTGTTTCAGGAATTTCAATGTTAAAGATCATACGACCTGCAGAGAAATTACCAATAAGTGGAAATGTATATCCGCCTCCAGACAAATCTCCATAAGAACTTGCAGGATTTGCAAAATACTCATAGTTAGTTGGAGCAGTGCGGATAGCAATACGCATCATAATAGGATCACTTCCTGAAGTAGCTGCTGCTGCAGAACCACCAGCATCAATAACTGCTTTTTGAACATTTGGTACAGCAGAAGTATATTCACGATAATTAATGCGTACAATATCTTTCAAATCTATAATAGGAGTTGCAATGCAATTTCCAGATAACATAGTTTGAGTAAATTGTATACTTTTAAAGTTAGGAACTCCTGAAGTAAATAATGCACTTACTACATTAGTAGGAGTAGCATTGTATACATCCCAAGCTCCTAAACGAGTTGCATTAGTAGTAGCAGCAGTGTTACTAAAAGTAGTAGTAGAAAACATGTCAGGGTTGTTAATTACAAAAACCTGATTTAAATTTTGAGGTGCCATTTTTTTATTTTTTTAGGCGTTAAACATTTATTTAATTTATTCGCTTTCAAATGTTTCCATTGATTGCGTGTTATACCGTTGGGCTTCTATACCCTCTAGTATGCTTTTAATTGTCATCTCTACAATTTCATCATGTGTGTGAAATGGTAATTCACAACCTATTCCTAAATTATATGAGATAGCAATTGGTTTTCTTAAATACTTAATTATTGCTTTTTCAGCAATAAATGTATTATCAGTATATATATCCAAATAACTTTCTTCTATGTTGTAGAACGGCAATCTATAATCTGTTTTATTAAATGGGTCATCTAATAAAGCATATATATCATCATGCTGAGCAAATGTACAATAAGAAATTTTATTATACAAAGGAATTGCTGGGTTATTTGTAAATTCTCTAGTGGTATTTGCAATTTCTACAAAAGTGTCATAATAGACAGTTGTAGTACTTAAATCTATTGGATTATACCATATAGCATACATACAATATCCATTTTCAGGACCAGGTGTAGTATCTATTCCAATTTCATAAGTAAATTGCATATAAATATGATTGGAATCTACATTAGGAGATATATGAGTAGTTAATCCTGTAGAATTTTGTTCTGGTAATGCTAATACAGGATGAGTATCATGTAAGTAATTAGCAGAATCAATTAATTTATTAAATGTATTTAAAGGAATAGTATTTTCTTGTTGCCAAATAGCAGCATTTAAATTATATCCATAAATATCTTGTAATAACCATCCATCAGAAGGTGGAGTTAAATTTAATTTTACATAATATCTAGATCTATCTAATTCAGTAATTACAGGAGGTAATGTACAAGAATAATTTACTTGACATCTTACTGATATTAAAAATAAATAATCTAATGGTAAAGTGTATCTATCTACATATATAGGAGAATATTTAGAAGTATAAACTTCTCCATAATAAGATGTAAAATCTTGATGTTCTACAATTAAAGATTTAAGATCATCAATTCTTTTTTGAGATTGTTCAAATCCTTTACCTTGACGATTAGATCTAGAATTAAATCGTTGTTTAACAAATCGTAATTGAGCTAAATTTAACTCATGATCTATTTCTTCTGGTAATAAGTTGTCAACCTGGAAGGATGCAATTTTTTGCACCCCCAGGTTAACAGCTATATGCATTTCATTTACAGTCATTATTTAACTTCTTTTAGTTGTGCACGCATTGCGTTTACAGCTCCAGAGTTTTTCTTATTTTTAAAGTAAATGATTGTATCAGTCATGTTTTCTCCTAATGTAGCATCTTGGTAAATAATTTGATTACCAATACGACGAAGAACTCCATACTCAATCATTTGTTCAATTTCAGAACGTAACTCTAAACTTTCATCTAAACAATACTTCAAGAAGCGTTCTGGATTAGAATCTTTAACATCATAAAGTTGATTTTCAACTTCCATATCAGTTAAATTATCAGGATTTCCTTTAGATAATACACGTAATAATGTACGCATTTTATCAAAGTCTCCTGTCAATTTAATAAATTCTTTATCCGCATCTTTCTTAAGTTGAATTTTATTATTCTTTTTAAGCAAGTCTTTTTGAGGATCGTAGATATAAAACCGTTTGTCGGGTGTTGATTTCATTTCATCTTCTGACATTGCAACATGACGATGTTTAATTGCCCATTTATATTTAATATAATCAATGGGATTAATTGGAGTACCATCTTCACTAGTTTCAATGTTTAATTCAACTCCTTCAAATGGAACTGTAATACTTAAACTAGACCAGAAGTCTTTTGTTTTAGCAGGCCATTCGTTGTGTGTTGGAGGAACATCAATCAACTCTTTTAATAATTTTTCTTCTTCTTTACCTTCTACTCCTTTGAGTGGAAGTCTGTTTACAAATAAGGAACCAATTTTAACTTTAGCTCCAGCTCTGATTTCTTTTGGAAGGTGATTAAGTACTTCCTTTCTTCTAATAATAATTGTTCTCATAATTTTTGTTCTTTTTATTTTAATTATTGCCTCAGATAAAGAATAACTAAGGACTATTTTTATATTTTAAAAAGAAAGGGGGGAAGAGAAGATCCCTTCCCACCAATCTCTACCTTAAACCTAACACAACTTACGATGCAATACACTGAAGATCCAAGCTAGTGTCGAAACGACGAAGCAAGATACCAGCAGTCTTCAACATATGCACAGAAGCACCATCAATATCACTTGCGCGAGTATCAGTTTCAGTAAATCCTTTTGGAACTACAGAACCTGCTACGCACCAACGTAATAATTCACGACCTTTCTTGTTGATCATTTGCAAGTTGTTTTCACCATCATAAGTAGATTGGTCAACAAACACCATGCGATAAGATTCCAAAGGCAAACCAGAAACTGGATGTTTTTTAGAAGCTTGAGCAACAGGACCGTGATCAAACAAAGGAGATTTAACTACGTTAACTCTATGACCATCAACATGCTCATAACTAGTGAAGTAACCAGTGATTCCTAAGTTACGACCAGAACCAGTAATGAAAGTTGGTTGAGTAGTTTGCAAATAAGAGTTAGAAGAGTAGTAACTTTTTAAAGCACGGTCAAATTCACGAGCACCACCGATACCAGTATACAAAGTAACTTGCTTATCAGTAGCATCAGTCATACCATAGAACAAATCACCAATAACTTCTTCAATTTTAGCTTGAGTCAAGTTAGAGTAAGTGTCTTTGTTAATGATTTGCTCAAGAAGACCAGGACCAGAAACTACAGGTTGACCATTCTCATCAAGCATAGTGCTAACACCATTTGCATCGTGAGTTTTTTGACCATACCAATAATACATTTCACACTCTTCTTTAAACTTCAACATGTGGCGATACTCTTCATAATCCATCCACAATTTAGTTTTGCTTCCTTCTTTTAAAGGCAATTCAAATTGAGCAACATAATCTTTAGCATTTCCAGAGAAATGATAAGATTTACGTACTGTACCAATTTTAGAACGAACTAGTCCAGGAGCAGTCCAGTTAGATGCATTACCACGAGAGAAGTCAATTCCTACGTTAGCATACATCATTCCCCACAAAGCACCTGCAGCTCTATCAGCTGCTGCGACTGAACTAGCATCAGGAGAAACTAATTTTAAAGTGTATTTCCATCCACTACCATCAGCAACTGGCTCATTCATAATACGAGCAAGAACTCCA